TGTGTCCAACTTGTCCAAATAACTTTCGAGGTTCTTCTATCTTGGTCATCTCGTAATATGTATCGCCATATAAAACAAAATCGCCTTCGCGAACAAACAAGTCTTGATCTTCTGTGAGTCTTCTGTGATGGAAGTAAACTGTAATCACACTACTGTGGTCGACTCCAACATCGTTCATATAAGTTGTACCTTCTTCGTCAAACTTAACAAGAGCATATACGCGAACAGGGGGTAGGAACGTTTTTTCGACTGCTTCTCCATATAGGTCATGAAATTTAGTGAGCGCTAAATCGATGGGATAGTAAAGAATCTGTTGGCCAATAACCTTCTCTACTAATTCATCATTGACCTGTTTAACCAGATCTCGCTCTTTCTTACCTAGAAATAAAGGCGGTGGTGGGGCGGCAGGTCTTTTCCATTCATTAGACATTCCCTATCACCCTACAAAGATTGGCAGCGGCGTGACCTTCAAGACATTTGTGGCTGCATCGGTGATTTCTTGATCTTGCTTGGCAAGCGCAACGTATTCAGTCTCTTTAAGCATCTCTGCTAGCTTATCTTTTAGCTGCTGTTGCTCTTCTTTGGCTTGCGAGAGGAGTTCGCTGTGATTCAGCGTCACACTTTCGCCTGGAATTGGGATAGTTGTGAATTTGCCCCGAATTTGACCCAGCATCTCCTTGCAGAGAGCTAATGAATACTTTCGAATCCACTGCTTGCCCATCGAGTTGATGCTTTGAAAAGGGAGATTATCAAAAGGCAACGTGTTGAGGTTGTTGACGCCTTCAATACCGCTATCGATCACTCCGTCCATTTCATATGGGTTCAAATCCACATAGAATTTAACCCAAAACTTGTCGTCTTCGCTTGTAAAGCCATAATCGCTTGGAGTAGGGTATAAACGAAGCTTGTTGTTGATTAATTCGAAGGAAAAGTGTGATGTGCGAGTAAAGATGTTGTCTTCATAAGCCATGGCTTGCATCTTATTCTGCCACGTAGGTATCACTTCAAACGTCGAATCGTCTGAAAACTGACCGTATGTCGACATATTGCCTACTACATTGAGCCCGCCGTAATAGCCATAGAATCTCCACATGGCGCGCGGTGTGATATAATAAACTTTAGTAATAATAACACGCTTGTTTCCAACCTTGCCGGCAAACGGAACAACATTGCCAGTATCATCGGTGCCAGTGGCAGAAGATGCTGAAATGATATTCTGGAGATCGTAATCTTGCACATTTCTAACTGGCGTAAATGAAGCCGAGTATTGTGGGATTGTACCGCCCATTCCTCCAGCCGCGGCTGCAGCGTCTCCGACTCTTCGAGAATAGCCTAGGGAGTACCGGGGGTATTTAAGATTTGAGCCTGATGGTCCGGTAAGAATATCACCTTTATGATCGAAAGAGGCAGTAGCAGAGCCGAGTACATTTGAGAGTACATTCTTACCTTGATGCAAGTTAACAATATAGGAATATTCCAATACTGCTTCTTGATACGCCGCATAGACATTGTTAGCCGTTAACTCAATATCAACAACATCACCACCAAGCTTCTTATAGACATAAGCTACTTGGTCTGATGCTCCGCTAATAAAGGCGGCAGAGCCCGTATAGTTATCAAAAGGCAACGAACCCGTAACTAGAGCAGTGCTCCCCGTTGAGGTTAATACTATTGCGCTAGTTTGCGATACTGGGCTTAAATTTGTCGGCATGCATGCGTACTCCTACTACATAAATAGTGAGGCTGAAAGCAAATCAACAATAGAGAGTGTTATTTCTTCTCTTCTTTTGAAGATGCTTTCTTTGAACGCCTAGCAGGTGCTGGGGCGGCTCTGTGAGCCGGCTTCTTGAGCTTTTTTGGTACAGGTGCAGCTTCAACCACTTCCTCGACTACAGGCGGGACACTGACCACCTCTTTAACCGCGGGCTTGGGTGCAGGTGCTGCTTGGGCTCTTTTGCGGGTTTTAAGCCACAATCGTCGTCTGGGGTTCATAATGATACTCCTTATATTAAATCATTACAATAAGTAGTTTTAAAAAACGGAAATCTCAAAAATTGGCGGCAGTATTTTTTGGAGGACTCGGCATTTACATAAAAGAAAACCCCCACCGGAACTAACCGATGGGGGCTTAACTTTATTGCGCTATGCGCCTATTGGCTATGCGCCAGACTCACCTAGAAGTCCACGGACGACAACGAGGCCGTACATATCTGGACGAACCATCTTCTTGGCATAACGAGTCATCACGCCCTTGCGAGGCACGAAGTCTTCTGGTCCAAAGATGGTAGGAGTGGTTTGTAGTGGCACATAAGGTGCGTATACATAACCAGACTCAAGGAACGAGCCACCACGGCGACCAACAAGAATGACGTTGCGGAGGAAGTAAGGATCGACGATAACATCGAACTTCTTGCTCAACGAGCCAGTCTTAACGGCACCAACGGAACCCTTCTCATCATCTGCGGTAACAGATGCGCGGAATCCGGCAGTAAACTCAAGGATGTTGGCAACTTCAGGTCCGCAGACGATGAAGTTAGCACCACCACGTAGAGTCTTACGGTGGATCTGTGCGGAGACATCATTGATAGTCTCTGCAAGAGTCTCATACCACTCACTCACGGTACCAGTGAAGTCTGGAGCAGCTGCACTAGCGCCGATTTCGAGGCCAGTTTCGCGGTTCAAGAACATTCCTGGAGAACGTGCCCAGTAGTAGGTTGCAGCGGTTGCACCGTTAACGAGGTCAGCAAGGATCTCACGGTCAATCTCAAGAGCGATTTGCTCGGAGAGGATTGAAGTAAGCTCCACCTCTGCATCCAAGTTGTGGTATGCGTTGAGGTCTTGACCCAATTCTGGTGTCCACTTAGCCTTGAGCTTCTTGGTCTGTGCGGTGACAGCCACAGAATCAACCTTAATGTCGATTTCTGGGATAAGCTCAGAACCTTCAAGTCCCCACTCGGTAGTACCGACAACAGAGCCAAATGCTCCGCCGGCAGCCCAAGTATCCTTCACTGGGAAGGAGCAACCCAAGTTGATTGCACCGCCGGCCGCGATCGCGGCAGGCACACAGTCCACACTTGAGATGAAGTATTGCTGTACAGCCGCACCAGGAGTGGCAACTTGTGTCAAACGACGAAGCTGCTCGGTGTTAGCGTTAGTAAGCGTTTCTCCTGTGAGGGTCGCAAGATTCTGGATCGACGAAGAAACAGCACCGAGATTGTTATAATCTAGGTCTGTATCAAGGCTAGCCTGGGGAATATCAACGCGAACAATCCAGCGCGCTGTAGCGGAAGAGCTAAGAGCGAGAAGATCAGGGTCGAATTGGATACTCTTTCTCTGTGCAACAGTTGAACCAGTCAAGCTGAATGACGTCATTGTCACTGCCGAACTTGTAACACTAGAAGAGCCTGACGGAGATGAATATGCATAACCGCGAGCACCAACTGTGCGAGGACCACCAAGGTCGCCCTTAAGGGTACCTAGAAGATCAACACCACCGGTGATTTGTGAACCAACCTGATCAGTACCATAGATGGACTTATCAGCGACGTTTCCAAATCGACTGTTTAGTGTACTTGAAGAACCAATGTTCGGTGAGAACACAAAGTCCAGGAAGAAAATGAGACCACTAGGTAGACTCATTGGTTGAACCGAAACGAGATCGTTTGCGATTAGTCCTGCGAATACACGACGAACGATTGGGAATGCTACGGCTGCAAAGCCCTCAACATCTCCTGCGCTCATTGAACTGGATTCGCGAAGCAATTCTTTAGCCTGATTCTCTAAGAGTCGAGCCATTGCCTGCTTGTTACGGTCGTTATCAAGACCTTCTAAAAGTCCTGTGCGCTCCCACTTTGATAACAAAGCGTGACCTTCGGCGCGCATATCACGATTGACTACACCTTCGGTGAGTCTTTCAATAATACTAGCCATTTTTAAATACCTCCTTAATTGTATATTATATATCGGACATTAATTTACTTAATGCCTGCTAGTCGTTGCATCCGATCCGAAATTGGATCGACTGCTGTGCTCTCTTGACGAGTAGCACGGATTACAGAAGAACGACGTCCGATAGCTTCGCTTAGTGATTGAGGGCTACGTTTTGGGGCAGCCTGCACTGTGCTTTGAAGCGTGTCGTATATTGTCTTTGCTTCTGTGACGGAACCAGCATTAGAAATCGCTTCGACAATTCTTGTTTTTTGTCGCTCATTCAAGGAGGTATTTCTAAGAACACGGTTCGTGTATAGTAAACGGCCATTTGACAAATTGGTTTCGACTAACGTCTCTTTCAATTCGCCCACGACTTGTTTATATTTTGAAACTTGTTGCTTGAGTTGTTTGTTTTCAAAAGTTAACTCTTCTTGAGCCTTCTTGAGGGGCTCTAATTCTTCCATTGCGTCTGTACTGCGGCGAGCAGCAAGACCCTTTTCCATTTCCCATTTGACGCTTTCGGCACTTCTGCCGGCCCAGCCGGATAGCTCGGCAGACATGTCAACAGTTAAGCGTTCCATAACGGCGTCGAGGAGTTCGTCAGAGACTTCTTGGTCTTCTTCACCTTCGGCGAGTTTTGCCATGGCAGCTGAATCTGCTTCTTCTTCGGTGGCGGGGTCGTTTATAGTAATATCTTCCTCTTCGATAACTTCGTCATCGTTGGAAAGTAACTCTGCCAAATCTTCTTCAGTGATTTCAATTTCTTCGTCAACGGTTGCTTCTTGCTTAAGCTCTTGAATGGCTTCTTGAAGAGCGCCTAGGTTTACGTTAAATTCTACTTCTTCCCCTTCTTCGGGAAAAGACTCTAGGTTTTTGCCCTCTTCATCTGCAAGGTTGTCGGTTGCTGCAAGAGGAATCTCGTCTTCCGTCACTTCTTTGTATTCGGGGGTCGGCTCTGTGGCCGTTGGATCTGCCATAGGATCTGCCATGGGGTCAGCACCGAAATCAGTTTGGACAGCATCTAATTCATCTTGCTCTAACAGGCTCTCAATAGTTTGTTTCACTTCGTCAGAGTACTTATCAATAATGGTAGCTTCTGCGTTTTTAAGTGCAGCTTCTTTCAAAGCCTTGGCGTCTACGATAGCCTCTTTAAGCAAATTGGACATGTAGGTGTCTCCCGGAAAGGTGGTTATTCAGAATAAATAGTAGCACAAAAAGCGAAATGCCTTATTTGTTTGATGCTATATCTTTTCTAACGTTATCCATGATTGATTAGCCAGCAACTTCACATCAAAGTCTCCACTAGTAGCGCCTCCGAAAAATTGACAGGCTAGATTAATCGTATCCCCTTCACTAGCTGACATAATAGTGGTACATTGCCCTGTTCCGAAACGAGTTGTAGCGTTGCCGCCGCTGTCGCCGCCCCAGTTCGTGCCACCATCGCCTCTAAGATAGCAGTATGCATGACTGAATGGCACGATCACTGCCGAGCCCGTTGTCGGAGCAGAACCTGAAAAGTTTACTGTTGCAAAAGACTTCATATTGCTGCGCGCGTTATTAGGGGTGTCTTGTGCATAGTTAAGACTATATGATAACTTATAATCTCCTGTTTCTGTTACGACTATTCCTGTAGCACTGGACGAATAATGTGAATCATCTAATCGAACGGTATCATCCCATTCAACTACGAAAATAGGAGTCGTTGTTGGAGTAAGCGAAGTTAGTGCAACCACATCTCTTACTCCGGTTGATGGTCTAACTTGCGGGTTACTAACGTCTATTAAAAGATTCTG